CTTAGAAAATAATTCTTGAGTACCCGTTTGTTCATTTCCAAAAACATTAAACGGTGTATCTTTTCTTTTGAATAAACGAGTTGCCTGAATAAGAGTAGCTTGCTTAATAGCTTGAGGTACGGCACTAAAACCAAATTTAGCTTCAACCTTTATATTATTAATAATTAACGGGTCAAATCTTTTACTAGAACGAGTAGGAATTATTTGAATATAGTTTTGAGGAAATTTATAATCACTATCGCTTACTTCAATATTGTCAGGGTTCATTGGCTTCAAAATAAAATCAGTATTTAAAGTCAATGTTTCATTATGCGTACCGTCGTCGTTCGTATCAGTTTTGACAACAAGACCAGTAGTAGTAGAAATATCGTCAACGGCAATTTCTACATAATTAGTTGGCGTGTAGTACCTAGCGTTAACGCTTTCGTCTTGATAAAAATAACGACCACAGAACCCGTCTATTTGACGTGAGGCTCCATTTATAGCGTTATCTATATTTGTATCTTGCCCAGAACCAGACAAGCCCAAGTAAGTCTTTAAATCGGCTTTCGAACAATATTGTTGATGAGCCATTTAGACCTACTTAGCTTTATTTTCTTTTGGTTCTTTTGCTTTTGTATCTTTAAGACCATATTCCTTTGCTTCAGCGTCAGAAATTTCCTCGCCTTTACGAGCAACTACTTGAACACTTTGTCCAGCAAATTCTTTCGGGTGTCCGTCGCTAAGAACGAACTTTCCGTCTTTATGGTATAAATCTTTTTTTAATTTCATATCTTTCTTTCCGTCTTGCTTCCCACCCAAATTACTTGCGTAGCTCGAGTGGGAAAACAAAACCAATGTTATCTATTAAAAGTTAGTAATAGAACAATAAGCTTGCGGACGATAGATTGCGAAACCTAACCTCATAGAAGCTTTCATCATTACTTTATCTTTTGTAAAGAAGTCGTCGTGTGAATCGGACATAGCAACTTCCATACCAGCTCTTGAGATGATATGGGAAGCAAGTCCACCACCGAACACACCTACTAATGCAGTTCCAGCAGAAATTGCAGTTGTAGGGACAACTCTAACACCCCACATACTTGATGTAGGAGCGCCATTAAACATACCAGCACCAACGAACAATGGATTCAAAGAACCACTTGTTGTTACCGCATTGACCTCAGTTACGACGTCGTTCCAATCGCTTGGGTGCATTAAGATTGCGTCTGGTTCTAAGAAAGCGTCCTTACGTATTTCAGTAATAGCTTGATACACTTGACCGATTCTCTTTAAGTTTCCAGAGTAGGAACTGTAATCGAAAGTGTTTATACCAGATTTATTCAATATACCTCTTGTGATTGGAGCCACACCTGAACCGCCAATAAGAACGTCGTCAAGTCTTAATTGCAACATAGACCTTAATCTTGAATCAAGATAGCCGTTAACAGTTGCAACGTCTGCAAGCAATTCCTCAGTTACAGGAATTGATACACCAAACTTGTTGATGTTTTCAGTTCTTTCGGTCATAGCTAGAGCAGATTCGCCAAAGGCGGACGCTTCAGCTACTTCGGTAGCGTTGTTAGTAAAGGTAGTTTCCTCTAAATACTTATATTGAAATTGGTCAGTAGGTATTACTGAGAACAAATCAATAACGGCATTAGGATTTCTTAAAGCAGTAGGAATAATTAAATCACTTCTTACAACCTTTGGAGGATAGGCAGAACCCTCGTCAACAAGTGTCTTACTTTCCAAGAGTGGATTGTATTTCACTTGTGATGTAATGTTCAATTGTCCATTTTCCATATAAGATTTATAAGCGTTTGAATCAACGATTTCCTCGCCTAAAGATTTTGGTTGTTCTTGTTTTGCAGTTTTTTCCTCGTGAATAGGAAGTGGATTAACAACGTTACCAGCTTCTAATTCTTTTTCATTTTCTTTACGTTGATTTTCAAACGCTTGAATCTCGCGTACAGAATCAGCGAGAGCTTTTACGTCCTCGTTCATTTGTGCCCAAGTTTCTTTGTCCTCAGCAGTAAAGTCAGAAAAGTCTTTTTCGCTAGCAAACTTTTGTAATGCGCCTCTTAATTCTTGAAGCTCTGCATTTTTCTTTTCCAAGTTAGCCATAACTTATCCTTTATAAATCGAGAGTGTCGGCAAGAAGTTGTGTAGTATCTCTAAACAACTCATTTGCGTCTAACTCATTTTCCAATACTTCATTATCAGCTCCAATACTTAAAAGCGTATCAATGTCTTGGTGCATATCTTGTAATGCGTCCTTAAGACTTTCAAGCGCTTCCGTACTTTCACTTGATAATGTTTTTTCTTTACCCAAGCGTAAGGCAGTAAGCTCCTTAGCCCTTTTCAACAATGCGGTCATTTTGATAAGCAAATTGTCCACTTCGTCGGTAAACCTTTGTCCTACATTTTCAGTAATTGTTTTATTTTCATTATCCAGAGTTTCAACCCCAGCTTCATTTTGTTCCAAAACTTCATTATCATTTTCCTCCAAGTTCTTTAACATAACAGTTCCAGTATTTTGATTAGCACCAACCATTACAGGCGACACTTCCCAAACCTTTAAATCTTTTAAGTAGCGTACTTCTTTTTCCTCGCCACCGTCTTTTTGAAACATACCAACTTCACTATCAAGAACTTCAAAACCAAAAGACCATTGTTGCAAATCGCTCATAGCTTTAACAGTTTCGTAAGCTTCTTTACCAGCGTTTGTATTTAAATTAAAAGAACCTTTAAATACGGCTTTATCGTCGTCTTGAATTATCTTGCCTTTACCAATTATATTTTTCCAGTCGTGTCCCCAGACCATAGCAACACCTTTATCGCCATAACCACTACGTATTGATTTAGGTAGGACTACGTCCCCGTCGCTATCAACTTCATTGAAAACAGAAAAAACGGCTTCAACCGTTCCAGCTTCCTCGTCAAAACTTAAAATATCTTTTGCTCTATATTCTTTCTTATCTATCAATTTCAAACCCTCTTTTCGTGATAGTTTAAAAAGCAACGACAATTAACCGTTAGCTCAGGCGGAGCGCCTAACGAACTATCGCTAGGATAGTCTAAGAGGTACCCACCATACTTAAATTGTTGTTCCTCTGGTACTTCCGTACCGTCCAAAGTTACGTGTGCGTCCCGAACTTTACCGTCCCTTTGGGAAATCCATTCTTTAGTATATACAATTTGAGTGGACTTTGCACCAACTAAGCGCCCGTAGTTAGCAAGCTTGTTAGCTTCAGTTCTAGCAATAGTTAAAGCACGTGTCAAGTTTTTCTGACTAAGTATTTTCTTAACAGACTTAGCGACGTGGTTTTGCAAAGAACGACCACTTAACCCCATTTCTAAAGCTTCCTCTAAAGACTTACGGAAAGAAGCGTCGAATCTTTTCTTAGAAGTATTAGAAAGTTCAGGCAACAAGTCGTCAATTAAATCAGCAACATATTCACGGACAATAGGGTCTTGTCGTAAGTTTGTTAAAGGAAGTTCTTGTATTGAAACTAGACGATAAAAAAAACCTTGCTCAATTATTTCTTTCTTACTTTCTTTTTGATAAATAGGAATTACATAAGGCGCAGACTTACGAACTGGTAAAAGTAAATCTACTTGATAGAAAGCAAAGTCATTAGCCAAAGAAATAAAATAATCATAAACTTCACTAGACCAGCTTTTAGTATTTTCCCCAATAGCAAATTCAACAAGACCATTTACGCCAATAGTTTCCACGCCATACTCGTTCATTACAGAAAGTATTTTCCTATCTTGCTTTTGTAGTAAGTCAAAGAACAAATTAGTAATTACTTTTTCCCATTGAGTAAGAAGCTTGTCGTGTTCTTTCCATAATATATCTTTTGTTTTTTCCCCACGAAAACGATTCAACCTAAAGTCCCAAGTTTCCTCACGAAGTTTATTCCTACGTTTAATTAATTCAAAAGCGCTACTTGCTTTTTCGTCGCGTTTGTTCATAGCCCTAACAAGTTTTTGCGACCAGCTTTTACCAGCTTCGCCACCCCAGAGCGCCCAAGCTATTCTGCCGTTGCTTGGATAACCTTTTTCGCCTTGCCTCCAACCCTCAGCACGTTTATCAACTTCGTGTCTTGGAAAGTATTTAGCTATGTGTCTTACTTTTTCAGCACCAGCCACAGTATTATTTAAAAGATACCTAGCAGAATTACGACCAACATCAGTTCCGCCTCTACCATATTCTTTAACCCACTCAAGCCCGCGCTTAGCTTCCTCTTTGGCTCCAGCTGGTATTTTAAAGTTAAGGTCGTCATAAAGCCCTTTTGTTTTTTTACCACGACTAGACAACGGGTGTCCAGCAGGAAGTAAATCTAAATCAAACTTACCGCCACGAAATTTACCAGTACGAACGGCATAAAGGAAAGCGTTGACACGGGCGTACGCCCACCTGTCCTCGCCACCAGAAGCACGTACAGACGGTCTAACAGATTGAGGATTAGTTCGATAAGCACCAACGCCACGACGAAAGACCGCACCAAGCATACCGAGAGTTACACGCTTAGCGGGATTATCCCCATACTTCTCGTTATGTTCCTCGACCTTTTTCTTAAGAGCTTCCCTAACTCTCGCCGTCAGTTTTTTCGCTTCCAATTATTTCCTCATATTCGTCGTGAGAAGCACACGGCATATAATAAGAATTACCCTCAACGTCGTGAGTGTGAAAACCAACGCAACCAATTTGTTCGGCACGCTTAAGTGCTTCCTCTTTCGTACTAAATAAATCTTTATCGAGCGCCACTTTAGAACCGTCGCTATATCTACTTATTTGTTCAAGCCTAGCTTCAGCAAGTTCACGAGTAGGATAGCAACCCATATTCTTTCCAGATTCCTCAGCGATTACACAAAACTCGCCGTCTATTTCTCTAACAACTTTATATTCAAAAGCTTTAGCTTCGTCGTCCTCAGTTTCAACTTCAGGCTCTTGAGATTCAACAGTTGGCTCGGGCTTGCTGGGTTCAACCTCACTAACAGAAGCTTCGCCCAAGTCATTTGCGGGAACGATTATCTTATTAGCGTCCATTAAGTAAACAGATTGCTTATCGTCAGTAGGCAGACCAGCTTGCTCCCTAGCTTCAGCAACAGTAATCCAACCACCCTGAACACCGACATTGAGCCTATTAAATAAATCGTCTTGGTCAGTTTGTAAAGCGCGGACATTAGCAAAGTCATATTCGGCAAAGTTTTCAGTATCAATATCGTAATCTTTTAAAAGTATTTGTTGAGTAAGTTCCTCGCCAACTTGCTTCCACAAAGGTATCAATTTATTTTCAGTAAAGAACTCTCTAAGCTCTTTTGCATTTGAGTAAGTAGCTCTTTCTAAGCCAGCACCTAATCCTGCAAGAATTGCGGGGACACCAAGTACGGCGGAAATTCTTTCCTCAGGAACCCTACGCAAAGTTCCAATGTCAAGTTCAGTAGGACTAAAAGCCATTTTCTTTACGTCCATAGCACCAGACATAACCAACGGCATACCCTTATTACGTCCACCTACTTTTTGTTTATAAGCTTTAGCAATTTGTTCAGCTTCGTCTTGAGTTACACCGTAGTCGTCTTTAGGCGTGATAAGAACATTAGGTACGCCAGAATTTGCAAGTAGAGCGGTAGCCATTTGCCCAGCAGATTCGTCGCCGTAGATTTCACGAAGCACAGTACGAAGTGGAGCGAAACCCTTTTTATGATTTTGTTGGTCAAGACCAAGACGAATATGTACCATATCTTTGGGCATAATAATTACATTTGTTTCATTAGTTTCATATTCGTAATGTGTAATAAGGGTATCGTCATTACCTTTAGGCACGACATTTTCAGGCATTAAAGGATAGAGTGCAACAAGTTGTCCAGCTTGGTTCTTTTGTTTGATTAAGTAAGCGTCGCCCGACACGTGCATAGCATTAATAATATATTGTTGGACAATGTCGCCAGACATAAACGGATTAGGACGGCGCATTAATTTAGTTAATGGGTGGTTTAAAAGTTCTTGTTCAAGACCGTCATTGTCAAATTGTTTTACTTTCAAAGTAGCTTCACTAAAAGAAAGACCTAATACTTGCAGACAAGATACTACGGCAGAGTTGGAAGCACCATTACCCATTTGGTCAACTTCCCAAGAACCAGCACGAGTTTGCCAGCCCTGAATAAACGAAACATTGTTATACATTGAATCATTATCATTAAAGAAGTTAAAACGTTTTCTCTCGTCTTGAACGGAAGCACGACCAAACAAAATGTCGCCTAACGTCCGTCTATTATTTTCAGCCATACATTATCCTCTCGGCTAAGGCGGGTAGCTGAACACACCCAAAGGAACCACCCGACCATAGCCAATTCCACGTGTTCATACTAATAAGCCCTATATTCTTTTTTTCTTGCTAATTGTAGCACACCATAGGCAAGACTATCCACTTGGTCGTCGTGTTCACCAGCAGGAAATTGCAGAAGCTCTTTTTCTAAATCCATAAGCCATTGAGCAGACTTATCAAAATAAATTTGCCCAGCTTCCAGCTTTGCGGACAATGGAAGCGCCCTAGAGTATTTATCTCTATCAGCCCTAAGCTCACGAATTGGTAATTGAGTTTGTTGCCTAGCCATTTGTATAAAGGCAAGTTGATAGCCAGCACGTTCGATACCAATTACCGACGGCTCCCAACGAGCGTAAACACTTTCTAACATTTTAAGAACTTGCGGAGCTTCCAGACGTTGCCTTACAACATCAAGCACAAAGATTTCATTAGAGGGACTTACGCCAAGCGTAGTAGCAACGGTATAGTCAGCAGATTCTTTTGTAGAGGTAGCTAAGTCAACAGTAGTAATAATATTTAAATCGTCAACGTCAACACTTTTACCGTCATAATCTATTTGTTTGTAATATTTTTCATAACCTTTTTCGTCAAAGCGTAGCTCTTGAGAGTAATTAAAATACTTAAACCAATTAACATTAAACAAGCCACCAGATTGCTCAACAAATTGAGCTTCATACTCTTGCGAGTAAAGAAAACTTCCTATTTCTTTCTTTGCTATATCTAATTCACTCACTGGTACAAAAGGATTCGAGTTAGTCGGTAACTGCCATGTTTCCCAATCATCTAAATTTTGTGCGTCCTCATACAAACGTTGAAACCA